GCATCTTACAGATGTTGAATCTATTCTTATGAAAGTTTTTTACAAGTTTCTCTTGAAACTTATACATTTTAAATGGTACAAGACCTTCATCTAGAGATACAATTTGAATATAATTTTTAGCAAAATATACGGGGTCTTCTTTGCACTTCAAAAATTCACGAATATCATCTTCACTAAATTCTATTTTCGTATTGGCTTTCTTTAGATTTGGATTACCAAGGTATACATTATCAGACATAATTTAATTTAACAGTTCCATGCTCTAAGGGACTTATTGATTCTGCTATCGGGGTCTCTAGCAGTTTTGGCAGAAGTGAGTTTAGACTTCATACCTTTCATTCTTGCACAGAATGATGCTCTTCTCTTATTACCTTTCTTCTTAGAAGGTGCTTTTAGATCAGAACCAGGATTCTCTGCTTCATAAGACTTACGTCCTTTTTCATTGAGACCACCTTCTTTGTTCTTACCAGACTTCCTAGTCCATGCAGCAGACTTCTCTTCAATAGTCTCACCTTCAGGATCGAAAGATTCTCCCCGTGCTTTCTTTCGTGCTTTCTCTAATGCAGCATTTTTATTTCGGAATCCAGATGATACACCCTGAAGAGTTGGTTTACCAACAGCTTTATCACTATGATTTTCTTTACTTGTAGCTTTCTTTGCTCTACTCATGATAGAAGCAACACCACCAATTAATGCAGCACCTGCTAATGCACCAGTAACAAGACCCTCTTCTACATCGGATTTGTCCTCACCTATTTTGAATGTCATTGGAGGATTACCAGCATAAGTGATTTTATCTTTTGTTTTAGTGTTATGAACATTAGGTGCTTGGAACTTTCTAGGTTCAAAATTACGCTGCCCCTGAGTTCTTACTTCATCCGCAGTTTGACCTTTTTGGTCCATTGCAGCATATCCACCACCAGCTCTAAATTCTTTATTTGATTTTCTATCAGCAAATCTCCTTTTAATATCAGATTTCGTTTCAGCAGAAACTTCTGCAATGAAATTACCAAAAGATTTAGCACCTTCTACATGAACAACTGGTTTATCTTCTTCTCTTTCTCTTTCAAAATAGTTGATTAGTACAGATTCGGGGAAAATTTTATTGAGTTGTGTTTTCACATCTTGTCTAGACGGTCTCTTTGCTGTTGGAAAGAAAAAGTCTAGAGACTTATATTGTCCCCTAAAAGTAAAAAATACTTTGTAGTTTTTACCTAAACGTTGAAATCTTTCATATGCTTCTTCCATTTTTTTATCCTCGTTCATTTTTGTGTCTTTAAAAATTTAGATAAATCTGCAGTAGAACCAACAAAAAGTGCATTATTAGTAACAGACTTTGGTCCCTCATCATCCTTATTTAGTTCCTTCATTTTTTTCTGAAGATCTATTAATTTATCTGTGGCATCAGAAACGTTTTTAATTAATTGCCCCGCAACTTCATAAGCTCTTGGCGAATCGGATTGTTGAGCAAGTTCCATGATTCCATCAAGACTTTCCTGACCCTTTTCAATAACTGAATACAAGTTTCCTCTTGTATATTCATAGTCCTTTTTAATCTGATCATCAGAATCTGTTCTGACTGGTTTTTCCACAACAGATTCTGATGGCGTGACATTAATGATATCAGTCTCTGTATTCAGAGCCTCGCTAATTTCATCGAATTTTTTCATGGGTTAATTAGGTGTCAGTTCCCTTAGTTGGATTGTATGATTTGGAGTCTGAGAAAAACTCTGTTGTCTCAGTAAAACCAAAATCATCTCCAGGTTCAGCTGTGATTGGATCTGGAACCGCAGTATATCTAACTTCTCTTTTAGCACTCTCCCTTTCGGTTCCATTATGATAATCAACTTGAACCTTACGGATTAGACCGTCACTACTATCAGAAATGGGACCAAACAGATACGTATGTGCTGTAAAGTTTAATGTATAAAGTAAAACTCTTCTTTGCTCAAAATTACCCTCATATTCATCTTGCATCTGAATATTATTAAGAGTAATTGGAATATCTCTTTTTTCTCCAATAGATTTAACCAAATCCACTGTTACTTTAAAAGTTGGTTGAAAGTATGGTAGAATTTGTTCAATAATTTGTAATGCATCATCATTTAATTTTGTCATGATAGACAACTGAAACTCTACATTATATGGTACTGGATAAAATACTTTTTTTATATTATCCCCATCAACTGCTTTAAATGTTTTTGTAATTCCAGACTTTCTTGAAGAATCATATGATACCCCTGTCATCTCAAATGACATTCTTGGCAATGTCATTGCAATAGATCTGTCAGGATCGTTACCCAACTGATCAAGTCTAGCTAAAAACTTTTGTTGTGGTCCATATGCTAAAGGAACTTTAATATCACTAATTACATTTTCATCTACAACTCCAGTATTGGTCCCCACTGCTTCAATTCCAGCATGTTTAATATGAATATCATTAAACAATGTGCCGAAAGATATGATAGTCTTTCTCAGTATTTCATGATAGTAATAAGTTCCTAACATCAGTATCCTCCAAAGGGATTATATTCTGTAAAATCCAATATGCTGTCTGCTTCTAATTCAATTTCTTCATTTTGCGAATAGGCAATTTCATTACTGGGTTCTATATCATGAGAACTTATTGTCCATGATGCACCAGACTCGTCACCAGTAATACTCTCACCAGGCGTGAAGCTTCCACTATTTATGTAAACATTTAAGAATAGATCATCTTTATCAAAGTTCTTAACTCTTGCAGTAGATCCAGATAGTGATCCTGTAATAGTTTCTCCTGCAATAAATGTTCCAATGCCAATAGAGGTTGGCGGTTGAACTGTCACACTTGGGAGTGATACATATCCCTCACCAGCTTCACTCATTCTATAATTAGTTGTAGATCCACCAGTACCGACAGATGCTGTTGCTACAGCGGTTGTTCCTGAAACAGGAGCACTTACAGTAATTATTGGAACAGAACTGTAACCATATCCAACAAGTGTTGGAATAAAACTAGTGTCTAAACCAACACTACGAACAACACCATCACCAATTATTGCCGTTGCTGCAGCTCCTACTCCACCACCACCTGTTATGGTTATAGTGGGAGATTGAGTGTATCCTGAACCAGCGTTGGTAATAAAAATTTCTTTAATTGCTTGTGCATCACCAACAGAAGTTGTAATTGCAACAGCAGTTGCATTTTTGCCACCACTTGGGGATGTGGAAATAGATACTACTGGTGTTGAACTGTAATCATATCCTTGATTTATTAGATCAATACTTCTAACACCACCATCTACAATTTCACTAGCACTTGCTATAGCAGTAGCACCAACTCCAGTTAAAATTAGTTGTGTGATATAACCTTCATCAATAACTGTATTATCAATCTCATTAATAGTGGTATTGATAATTTCATCTTCGAGTTGAAAGAGTTCGCATGACAACTCAAATACGTAATTCTTACCTAACTGAAAAAATGGTTTTTCGTGCTCTACGAATTTAATCTCAAAAAATCTTTGACCTAATGGGAAGTAAATTAAATCACCCTCTCTTGGTCTTTGTGTTACTTCAATCTCAGAGTCCTTGAAAGTATTGAGATCTTCTAAAAATGGTTCAATGAATAACTCAAATCTTTCTTGTGAAATAATTAAATTTACCTCATTCTTCATCTGAATGCCAAATTTTGACATAATTTCGGAGTCTTTTCCATAACCCTCAAAATTATTCAAGTAGGCTTCAATGACAAAGTTATCATCAAATTTGGATAAGATGACTTCTCTAGAAAGTTTCTCTCTACCTAAAATTTTTCTGGGCAAGTAATAAACATCTATCCCATACATTTTTAGATGTTCGTTAATAAGATCCTGCAGCAAGTATTGCTCATGCTGTGAACCCTGCAAAAAGAATGGATTGAGAGGTGCCATATTATCCTATTTGATCCATTGGTGGCAATTCATAAGTTGATTGCATCGCTTGCTCAATTTGAGCCATCTCTGAAGCACCATCTTCATAATACTGTCTACCGTTCAGTTCAATTCCTCCAGGTAGTTTAGCACCTTGGAATTTCATCATGTTAGCTCCCCACTGTCTCTTGATCATTGAAGTGAGGTATCTTTTCAACCAACTATCATTATACATTTTAGGGAAATCGTTAGGATTTAAAGCACGTTCACAATCGATGACAATATAGTTATCTTTGTTTTGAGCTGCCCAATCCAAATCAAGATATAATCTTCCCTGCCTTTGATTAAATCTTAGTTGCTTATCTGTTGTTAAAAGCATGTCGATATCTTCAAGATATCTTTTAGTCATTGAATACTGGAGAAGATCTACACTACTAAAATAATATAGATCATTTAAAAATAATTGATATTTGATACTGAACATGCCACCAGATATGGCATTACTATCAAACTTAAATACTTTATTGATTGCCAAGACATGATCTGGCAACTTTATATAATTACCATTCTCTTCAAACTGGAATTCTGTTGTATTACCTACAGATTCAGATACTGTAGTTGTTGTGATGCCAGTAGAACCTCCATTTCCAGGTCCCTTTCCCCTATTAATATCATCTTCAGTAATTTTGTACTTGAGGTACATCCTTTCAGAACCATCATAGTGACGTTCTTGAAAATATTGAATAGCATCATCTACAAGATCAGAAACCTGATCATCATCAACGTTAATTTCTAGTACTGGGGCACCTAATCTTCTAAAGCAATGATCAATAAGTCCTTGCCTGGTTGTTGGTGATGCCATTAGAATGAACCTCCATCAATTGTCAATCCAGCTTCAAGTAAGTTGTTTTTAGCTGTCCACTTTTGGGTAACTTCTTCATAAACTAAAAGACCACCGTCATGTTGACCATTTGCTAATAGGTCAACATCATCCAACCTCGCAAAAGAATTTACACGATCTGACTGTGTAATTCTGATTGCATTTGATTGACCAACTCTAACTCTTACTGCGTCAGACATTACCTTGTTACTCCTGCTCTTACTAGTGCGGAACCTTCAACCAACCTAACGGTTTCTGATGGATCAGTCACTGTAACATCATAAACATATCTTCCAGGTTTGATATTTGAAGTTTCTGAAGGTTCTAGACTCAACCTTACTTCACCAAAAAGTCCATTTGAAACAGTTGCAGCAAATGAAACTGCAGTTGAACTGCTATGAGTTTTTCTCAGTTGTGCAGATGCTGCATATCCAACCAAATTTAATGCATCACCAGTAGCTGCTGATTCAATATCAAACTTAACATTAAAGTCCGATCCCTGATTAATAATAACATTGTGTACGTATACTGCCATCTACCAGACTCTATACGGCTTATGACTTATTTATGAGAATATTAAGTAAAGACTTGATTTCTACTATCTCGTCCTTAAGATTTTGAATCTCATTCTTAGATGATTCCCTATGTTTCTTCGCTTTGATATAATTTTCATATGCCGCATTATTTGTATTAATGATAGCATTAGAATCAGAATCCCGATATAAATCGGGATCACCATCAATCTTTATATTTTTCATTATGCTAGTGCGATTGCCCTAATATCATTTAGTCGAGGAGCATAAGATTCATTTGTTCCACTGAATACAATCTTGATTTGATATCCAGTGAAAGGTGGAAGATCTTTAGATGTAAATTGATATTCTTTGAATTGATCAAATGCACTAGGTGAAACAAATGCGTCGGATTTGCCACTGTTTTTGGCAGGGTTGATGATACTATCTCCAAATCCATCATCATCGGTATCGTTCATATTATCAAAACCAGGGAATAGTTCATATGTTGGTTCAACATCTGCAGAATCTGGTAGGAATAATCTATAAAGAACTCTCATATCTGCAGTAGAGTCAATATATGCAGAAGTTAGAACTTTCAATGATGTTGATGCATTTTGAAGGTTCACTCTCTGAGAAACATAAATCGAAGAATGTGGATCTTGATTAATGCTGTTCACTCTTCCATCAGTAGTATAATCATCGACGGGTTTGTTTAGACGACTTCTATCAATATCGATAGAGCAGTTGTCTAGATAGATGAATGGTGAATAATTTGGATCCTCGGAGACAAGATCTACTTCAATAGTAAGTGACTTGTTTCTTGGTAGACCATCTAAGTGTTTAGTTTCATTGACTTTAGATGCGACAAGTCTTGGTGTTGGATATAGCAATGTAGAATTTAATTCGGATGTTGTGAATCCTAGATCTTCAAATGAAGTTTCAGTTCCACCTGCACTTCTACCACTTATCGTTCTAATACGTGATTGTGTGGTCGTATCATTCGGTGTAACAATATCAAAACGAGGTGTTATTCTATCAAACTGTAGGTTTCTAGAAACCCAGACATTTTTTCCACCAGCGACTCTTTCATCAGTAAAGTTGACTTGATTTTCTCCAGTTTGTCTGTCACGTCTATCAATCTCCAAATAATACGTATCAATTCCTTTGTTAGCTTGTAGGGTTGTATCTGATGGCATATCAATCTGATTATTGATACTAACAAGACTCATGCCATTAAATTCATATGGGCGAATCTCAGTGCCATTAGTATGACGTGCTGATGAAGATCCTTCAGCACCTCTAGTAGAAATTCCTAGAGTTCCACTTCCAATGCTATTGTAATAAACAACTTCATTTCCAATAAGTGCAAATCCAGCATCTGTTGAAACACCCAAAGATGTCGCAAAGACTGAAGTATTTGCTATAGAAATTGTATTATCTGTGGCAGTAATATCAGCTGATAGTGTTGTTGGCGAAGTCGTTGGGAAAATATTCTTAATATCAATGGTATTAGTAATACCATGCATTCCATGAGATGGATGTAGAACTTCAATAATATTACCAGAATAGATTTGACTTGTTAAAGTAGAGCTACGAATAACTGTATCTCCAACAGAAACTTTTGTCGCTCCATCATAGTAAACTAGAGGATCATCTTGAGAGAAGTTCTCTCCTTGAACGTTTGTTGTGTATAGAGTATCATAACCAGTAATATTGGTAACAGTAAAATTGGCTCCAATACCTTTGGTAACATCACTGGTTTGAATACCAAGCGTCTCACCCACCAGGAAACCCTCTCCAGGCGTTGTAATTGACACTGCACTTAAACCACTACTAGAAATTGTTACAACGCCCACAGCGCCGCTTCCAGACCCCGTTAAGGAGAAGAAATTAACATTGTTGTATGTTCCATTTGAATATCCAGTTCCAACCAGACTTACTGCAAGATTTGCAACGGGTCCACCAACATTCTCAATGAATGCAGTTAGAGCAGCTTCACTACCAGTTTCACCGTAACCAACTTTTCTACCAGGAGTTAAGATCTCCTGCATATCAGTTGTTTCTACAGTGGTAATTCCTACCTTTAATTTTCTTGGTAGAGATTTGATTGGATTATTTGGTAGCAGTGGTAGAATATCAGAATCAAATGATATGTCAGGGTTAAAGAATGTTGCTGTTCCAGTTTTATGTGCAAACTCACACTTATTGACAGTGAACTTTAAGTCCTCAAACTGAGTTGGAGTCCATGTGGAACCATTCTGTGACTTGAATAGAGAACCAGCACCATATTGTTGGGTGTAAAGAACAGACTCTGGACCAGGAAGTTCTGCAGTATTCACAGTTCTTTCTCCCAGCCTTGCAATCCACGCAGTGTAATTATCACTGGTTGGTGATAGGAGTACAATTGCATATTCTGTTTCTGGTAGAAGTGGAACTGGTGATTTGAAAGTCACTCTAGTTGCTACACTTCCATCATCAGAAACATTTACTTGACTTGGTTGTAGAACAATTTGTGATTCTTCAGACGCTAAGAATAAAGTTGGTGTTCCAAGTTCAACAGTACGAATTTCTACAGTTAATGGTGTTCTTTCATCTTTTGTAAACATATAAATGTCAACAGAAGTCAAGAAGTATCCTTTATTGTCAGTCAAGAAAGTCTGAGCTAGAGGGTCTCTCCTCTCCACGCGCCTAATAATAGTTCTATTAACAGTGACAGTTCTGTCAATAGTTCTCCTGATGATAACTGGTGGTGGAGGTGGTGCAAATCTAAATTGTAGATTATTTGTAATAGTTGTAGTAGTATCCCTCCTTGTAGTCGTCATCGCAGTTTGCTGGAGATTCAAGGTTGTTCTTCTAGTAATACCAGTTCCAGTAAACGGTGCTTCAGCATCACTATTAGTCAAATCTCCAACAATAGATATTGCATCAGTAGGACTGGTTGTTAACTTGAATGTTCTAGTTCCAGTTCTAAACCTTGGAGATCCTTCAGGATCTCTGAAGAAGAAGGATCCATACACACTTCCAAAACTATCACTTACAAGTCTTACAAAATTTAAATCAGCTTGAGCATTACTAGTCTGACCAATAAAGGTCATATCTGCTACAAGTCTTCCAAAGAAACTTCCCTGCTGGGCAATTGCAAGTGATTCAGTGTCAATGTTTAAGTATGTTGATGATGCGTTATATGACTCAGAATTTAAAAGAGAAAGTTCTCTATCGTATGGATTTACATCAAACGTTGTTGTCGGTGCATCAAATGGACCATTCTTGTGATTTGGAGTACAAATTCTAAATGTAATAATTCTTATGCCATTGGTATTGAAACCATCTACGGTTTCACCAACTTGGAAAGACCCATTTACATTATTAACTTCCAATAGTTTTGGAATTACATCCAGTCTATTGGAACCGTCCATAAATGCATAATATCTTGTAAATGGTTTTAGACCTTCACTTTTGAACTCAACGTTTCTAGATCTCATGAAAGGATCTTGAGTTTCATTAATATCAATACTAGCATCAATATTTGTTAGAGCCCTAGTCTGCCAACTATTAGTTTGCGATGATGTTGATTGTGTTCTAGTAATACCAGCAACTCTTCCTCCAGCAGGTCCACCATTGCCAATACTAACGTCACCAACAGTACGAATTGTTCTTCCAGTGTTAATAGTTTGGAACCTTTCAACTGTGTTTTTGTTGGTATTTGTTAAGTTAGTAGTCCAAGAATCTCTTGCAGGTTCCAGTGTAATGCTTCCGACCCATTCAATAATATTAAATGGGTTTACATTTTCAGTTCTGGTTGCAAATGGTTGTTGTGTTGCAAGAATCTCTTCATAATCTATACTTACAACGTTTCCAGTTTTTCTAAGATTGCCATCAAGCAGAGTGTAATCTGATCCAAAATTAAATGCCTTGGCCTGTGGAACTACATCTGGTGCAAGTTGCGGTGTAAAGGTTAGTCTATCTGTCGGTGTGGATAAATGATCAATTCCAAGATCAACCTGACATGTTGTTTGTGCAAGATCTAAGAAATTGCTGCTAGTGAAATCATCTACAAAGAAACCTGTTTTAAATCTATCTAAACCATCCTTGTCAGTAATTTGTAGAGATCTTGTCTCTAACTCAAGTAGTGATAGTGAAGAAACTTCTTCCAAGTTTTGGACCCTATCTTCGATAATACCAATATCTCTCATAGTATATCTTCTATTATCAACTTGAATGATTCTTACATCACTCACATCATAGAGATACGCTGGGTACACGATGGTACCTAAAGTCATTGAAGGTTCAACAATAAATGGTACAGATGGTTTATCTGCAGATGTTCCTTGTATTACTTTAAATACTCCTTCTTTAGTGAGAATCAATCTATCCATTCTAGGTAGATAATAATCATATGAAATTAGAGTACTCTCATCTGGTTTTGGTATAACAGTGGTTGTACTACCAGTAGTAGAGAAATCTCTTGAATCATAATCAAAAGGTGATGATGTTGTTGACGTGAAATTTGAAACTCTAGGTCTAAAGTCAATAGTATCAGTAACTCTTACTTCTACACCAGATCTAGAATCTCCACTTGGTAGTTGTAATGATGGAACATCTTTTGTATATCTATCTCCACTATATGACAATACCGTAAATGCATCACCTTCATCAGTATCTGCAATTGTATAGTGATCATAGATTACTGTGAGACGTTTTGCTGGCTCTGCAGAACCTCTATTCCTTACAATTCTAGAATAATCATAGATATCTGGCCTTTGACCTTTATCCATAGTAAATTCATCTGTTCTATCAATATATAAACCACCAGTAATTCCTTGCAATCCAGCAACAATACCAGATTCTTCAAATGTAATCTGCTCTCCAGGAGTAAATCTATCTTCATTTAGATATACAACTTCAACTTCTGTACTAGAAAGTCTAGTAACAATTTGGGCAAGAGCCCTGTTGTTAGGACCACTAATTTTTTCACCTAAAACGGAGTTTGTATTTAATGTTATACCACTCTCAAAGGTGAGTTTATCTAAGACTGGATCTGCTGAATTTGTAGATTCAAATATACCCAAGACTTTGACAACATCTGGTCTGTTTAGTGAGATCTCTTCATCTTCTACTCTTAAACCATAGAATGAATTGAAATCAAGTCCATTTGAAGTATTAGACGAAATACCAGCCGTTCTAAATTTTGACTTATCTATAGTTACTTTTGTACTTCTAGTATAAATTTTTACCTTAGATCTTAAACCTTGCTTTTTGATTGTTGTAATTAGTGTTACATTACTTTGATTTGCAGTTAGACCTTCAATTGTAATAGAATTTCCATCAGAACCTATAGTAAATTGATCTCCAGTAAGATTTTCAATTGACCCATCAGAATAATGAAGTGAATATCTTTCAGAATCAAATGTTTCAAATACAGAACTAGTAATTCCTGATATTGCATCTACAGTTGTCGTCAACTTACCAAAAGCATCTGTGGAAAGGCTATCAATCTGCTTATAGATTGGTAAATTAGCCTTACTAAGATTTACTGATGCAATATTTCTATTTGATAGTGGAACAACTAAAGATCCTTGGGTATCTCCAAAAATAAATTCTGCAGAAGTTGCTCTAAAATCAACTTCAATGGTTGAACCAGGAAGAGATCCTTTATTAACACTACTAATATCGGGAACAGACACAACAGTCATAGTGTTGCCATCTGAAGAAACTTCAGTTACTCTATTATATGAAACATCAGTATGTGCTGGATTTTGATATTGAATAATGGTATTAGTAGCAATTCCAGTAAATTTACGACCTGCAGATGTTACTGATCCACCAGAAGTAATTTGTATCTTATCTGTAATACCAAACCCATTTGCAACTCTAGTTATTAATGAAACATCAGCAACAAAATCTGATGCTAAACCTAAAGTTGATGCGTCTTGATATACAGATTTTACATCGTTTAGAGAATATGTTTTAATATCTCTAATGGATCTATTATATTCTGTGATTCCATCAATTGAGATTTGCTCGCCTTCTTGGAACTTGCCAGCAACTTGATGTAAGGTTACTGTATTTCCACTAGAATATGCTGCAGCAGCATATCCAATAGCTCCACTACTTAGACCTTTAAAGTAAGTTCCCTTAGAGAAAGAATATTGCTGATTTAATGTGAACTGAGTATAAGTCTGAATATCAAATAGTCTTAGATCCCAAAGGGTTGCGTCATCTTTGTATGAATCGTCAGTGACACCAAAAGAATATACTCTTGCTTCTCCAATTTTTTCCCCAGTTCCTGCAGTATTGCTACCAGTTCTTTGAGCATATAATTCCACTACGTGAGTAGAATCTTTGTTTAAACCAATTACTGGAGTACCAAAAACATTATTGACCCTTAAAACATTTCCCATTGAGAAGGGAACTAAAGATGTAGGGACATTATTAGTATCTCTTGGTTTGGGCAAATCAATAATTTTTGTCCCTGTTACCTGAACATCATATCCTTTGACATATGCCTTTCCTGGACCAATCTGCAAACATGCAATATCTTCAGATGGAATAGCACCATCTCTAGTTATTTGATCACTACCAAAAATACCATTATTGTTTTGCTCATCGTTTAAACTCTCTTCAACGTTAAAGTTAAATGGAGTTACTACATAATCTCCAGATTCCTCAAAAGTTCTTTTCGCAAAATAATCTCTTAGATGATCATATTCGTTTTTTCGTTGAAGTTTTACAATCTCGCCGTCAATGATACGAAGTAATTCTACAAAAGTTTTATCGTCAATATCATCAATATCTTTCTTTACTAATTTTAATTCAAACTTAAATCTATCAGCACCAGGAGCTGAGAAATTATTAAATCCTCTTGCATTGTCATATAGACTAGTGTCTTCACTAGAATTTACACTGGTCTCAATAATGTTTAGACCAACTCTATATGTTGGGGTATTTGAATATTGATCTAGAAGAATACTCTGCTTCTCAACTCGTGCAAAGTATCCTCTGACAAAATAAATACCATCATCAATATTAATAGCAGATCCAATTGCTGTAGCATTCTGGGGAATTACCTGAGAAAAAGAAGATCCTGCATCGATGGTGGTGTTTCCATAAATGACAGTTTCATCTGCAATTAAAAGTTCACCATCTTCAAATGCAGTAAATTCTTGGGTAATTGCAGAATTTAAATACTTAACATAGATGGTAAGATCTCCTGTTTCGGAGTCATTTGCGGATAGAATTTTTGAAACTGTTGCAGTAACTTGTGAATTTTGACCCCTAATTCTTTTCCCTACAAACTGGTCAATGTAAGTAGATACCGATAGTCCTAAGAAATTTGCATTTATTTTGACCGCATAATAATCTTCATCATAAGTAATTCCCCCAGGAATTACTACTGCACCATCTTTAAAAAAGTGATCGGCAAAATTTTCAATTTGCCCCTGCAGCATAGTCTGGAGACTATTTAATTCCCTGGCTTGTATTGGGAATCCAGGTTTAAATAAAACCTTGTAATAATCACTATCAGAATTAAAATCGTCAAAATATGGTGAGACGTTTAAATTAGTCTTTTGGGGCATTTTCTTAGAATTCCAGTACTACTTTGATATCTTCTTTTTGGCGAGCATTTCTCGCTACAGTGGGGCGATTATCAAGATAAATTATTTCACCTGACCTCTTATTTATCTGAGGTTGAGCGACTCCATCTGCGAAGTTTACACCTAGATTTATTGTAGTATCAGCAATAACTGTAGTGATTCCACTAAATGTAGAATCGACAGATGCCGAGAAACCACCAGTAGAATTTACATTTTCAGATGACGACTCAAATTTCACAACTCTTGCTTCAGAAGAAACTCCAACATAGTCTCTCTGATCACCCGATGTTTTATTAAAATATAGTGATCTATCTTGAGTATACTTAACTACATTAGTTTGTTCGTCAAATGAAACCACATAACCAGTAGCTGTAGTTGTTCCTACCACTTGCTTAATCTGATCTCCAACAGTCAAGCTTCCAGTAACATTTACCAATTTGAGAGCATCAACTAATGAAAAGTTATTATCTTTATAGACACTAGTTGATCCCAAAGAAGTTGGATTTTTTACAATACCAATTTGCGCGAATTGTGTATCTGTTGGGAAGTTTGCCGTACTATCATCAAATCTTGTGTATAGGAGAACTTTTTCTGCCCCCAATTCCTTATACAAATCATACCCATGACCCTTTGAGGGTGGAATGATTGGAATTAGTGTAGCAAGTTCTGAAATACTACCAGACTGAATTGGTCCTAAATCAACAATACCATAACTATAACCTTTTCCACCAGAAGAGACTTGAGCGGTTACAATCCTACCACTACTATCTGTAGAAATAATAGCCTTTCCACCCTCACCATCTCCTAAAATATCAACCTCAATATCAAGACCTAGACCATATCCAAATCCAGACCTCTCAATGCTAATATGCTTTAATTGGTTTTCATTGATATCTGAATTTCCAGCAGATCTAACAGCTTGAATCTGAGAATCCGTAGAACCTAACCAATTTGATGGTAGAGTGATATATTCAGTAGAATCAAATTTGATAATATCTGCTGGGTTAACAGTAAATAGATATTTCCAAATATAACCATCTCCACTCTCACCAGCTCTAGTTGGTTCTAAATCTGTGAATCCTGGTTCGTCCTGAGAGGCATTACCAATCAAGTTTGAATATGTAGATCCATTATCAATACAAATATAAACTCTATATTCAGCGTTCATTACAAAATATCTAGCATCATATAAACGTGTGGATCCAGTTACTGGAGAAACGTTATTAATGCTGTAGTCATGTCTATATTTTTCATAAATTGTTCCTTGAGTCCAGTCAACTCGTTTTACAATTCTTCTAACATTTGAGTTGGTAACTTTCCTACCAAACATTGTAGTATCATAAACATGATTTGAATAATTGTTATTATCAATAGGGCTGGGAGCACCAGCTGCATTAGTATTCCAATCTGCAGTTCTACCAAATCCAACCGATAGTGAAGGATTTGGTAGGGACGTAAAGATATAGTAAGAGTTATTGGAATTCTCTACAGACTCAATAAAGTTATTGACATTCAATATTCTAAATTGGTCCGTTACAATAGAAGCCATTATTGGTACTTACTCTGGGGTTTTTTTTATTTATATTGTTTAGATGAATACCTTCTTGGATATGTTTCCAGTATTCCTTAATCCAAAACCTTTTCTGGTTACAGTTGGGTACGTACTCAGACCAACGTCATATGTATTTCCGTTGGGTTCAAATGATAATGCACCCTCAACTCTATTGAAGCTGCTCAGTTTGCCCCAAGAGAATTCACCAACATAATCTCCGTTTGAAGAAATGCCAGATGTAATAGTATCAGACTTGATATTAGATGTTATAACACCAACATTCCCATTAAATGAAATGCCACTTACATAATAGATGTTATCAACAATTGTGCTGATGCCCACAATTTCAGAGTCAGAACTGTCAACTGATGTGATTCCTGTTCCAACAACAGTAGTATTCTGAACCACGATTGGATATCCAACTAATAAAGTTTGCAGTAGAGCTGGACTACCAGATTTGGATAGATCTAATTCAAACTTCATTGCGAGGGGGTGTCCAGAAATTCCAGTGGTTGTTCCAATACCTGTGATAATACCAGAATAACCTAGGATAACTTCTGCTTCTAAAATTGTATCTTTGATTGGTTTTGCAAGTTCAACAATTACTTGTGGAACATTTGTATGTGTGTAACCAAATCCAGGTTCATCGATTGTAACACTGGTCAATTGACCACCAGAAGCAGTTCCAGTCAATTCTGCGGTACCACCAATACCAATGATGTTGAATAGTGAATTATCAACCTTTTTAGGTGCTTGAATCTTAATTTCAATTGCACCATCAGGATAACCAGAACCACCATCAACAATTGTAATTTCACTAATTGTTCCAGCAGCAGAAACGGTAGCAGTAGCAGCTGCTGCAACTACATTTTGATATCCAATAATGTCTGCATCACAAACAACTTCTGCTAGATTTGCTCCAGGTGCATTTTCTTCATACTGGAAGAAGTCTGCATTGTCAAGGAATATTTCAGTATCACTAGAACTAAAGTTTTTAATTACCTTAGCAACTGGCATAATCTGCGCTTCAAGCGAATCGCGAATTTTAGTAATCTTTTCTTCAAAGATAACCAAATCTCTCTTTTGCTTAGTTACATCAATTGGTCTGAATATATTTTCATTAATGCCCTGATTTCTATAGATATTTGTTTCTACTTTTTCAGATTCAACAATAGCACTTAGAACTCTATCATTTTGCTCAAAAATTGAGCTAGAACGATCACCTTTCAATCTTAATATATCACCAGCTTTGAGTGATTCAAAGACAGTAACAATCTTACTATCAACATCCTTAGTTCCTCTATAGAAATAGATGGCAATATTATCAGATCTGAGTGGTGCAGCCGTAAAGTTAAAATTGAAACTTGTACCACCAGAGAAGAAGTAATCTTTTCCAGGAGTTTGTATCACGCCGTTCACAAATACTAGAAGAACAGCATCAAGATCAATTAGTGCTGATTGTGGATTTTGCTCATCCTTCTGGAAACTGAGACTAGCTCCATTCAAATTTAGAGGGAATCTAGTTCTCACACCATTTTGCAGAGAACTAATTGAGTCAATATAGTCAACTTGTCCGAAGTTCCAAGATGAGAATGTATCATTTGAAATTTCAGTAACTTCAAAGATCATGTCAGTAAAGATGGTTCCCACTCCAGTAGCAGTAACTAAACCGACTGGTTTGAACTTATCACCACGTCTAAATCCAAATCCAGTATCAGCAAGTCTAAATCCACTAGCTTCAAACACTGTCGAACCAATACCTGTTGTTGTAGAAGCAGAAACAATAACATTAAGTTTCGCAGCGAATCCAGAATCAGTTGTTTCGCCAACAGAAACACGAGATACACCCACTACAGGCATTTCAGAGTAATTTGGATCTTCAATATTAATTGTTGGAGATGTATAACCTGTTCCAGCGTTAGTAATTGAGAAGATCGCTGTTCCACCGACACCTGCAGTAGCAGTGATTGTTGCATTAGTTCCTTCATGACCAACTTCTTCAACATCTACGTTAATTGCACCAAAATAACCAGATCCGAATGTTAGACCAGAATAATATGCGGCCGCTTCTCCACTAGGAACGCCTCTTCTTCTGCTAGGAACATATGTATGTGCAAAACCAACTTTCAATACATCAACTTCAAATTTATTATCATCTACAATTGTTCTGATGGAATATGGGTTGGCATACTTAACACCAAATACAACACCATGATCATCATAGATATGATCAATTGTAGAAACTCCTA